ACCAAAGTGTCAGATATGCAGAAAAATGTGACTCCCGGCAGGCGAAAAGGCTGCCCTAATTATCCTCCCGAATTTAAACAGCAGCTCGTTGCTGCCTCCTGTGAACCCGGGATATCCATCTCAAAACTTGCTCTTGAAAATGGCATTAACGCCAATCTGTTGTTCAAATGGCGACAACAATGGCGCGAGGGAAAGCTGCTATTACCTTCTTCAGAGAGCCCCCAGCTACTTCCTGTGACTCTCGATGCAGCTGCCGAACAGCCAGAATCGCTCGCAGAGGACCCGGAAACCCTCAGTATCAGCTGTGAGGTAACGTTCCGGCACGGGACGCTCCGCTTCAATGGCAATGTCAGCGAAAAGCTCCTGACTCTGCTGATACAGGAACTGAAGCGATGATCCCGTTACCTTCCGGGACCAAAATTTGGCTGGTTGCCGGTATCACCGATATGAGAAATGGCTTCAACGGCCTGGCTGCGAAAGTACAAACGGCGCTGAAAGACGATCCCATGTCCGGCCATGTTTTCATTTTCCGGGGCCGCAGCGGCAGTCAGGTTAAACTGCTGTGGTCCACCGGTGACGGACTGTGCCTCCTGACCAAACGGCTGGAGCGTGGGCGCTTCGCCTGGCCGTCAGCCCGTGATGGCAAAGTGTTCCTTACGCAGGCGCAGCTGGCGATGCTGCTGGAAGGTATCGACTGGCGACAGCCCAAGCGGTTGCTGACCTCCCTGACCATGCTGTAAATCTCTTTATCCTGGTTGTCACAGAATAAGCCCGGTAAAATACGGGCTTATGAACGACATCTCTTCTGACGACATCTTCCTGCTGAAACAGCGCCTGGCCGAACAGGAAGCGCTGATCCACGCCCTGCAGGAAAAGCTGAGCAACTGGGAGCGCGAAATAGACCATCTGCAGGCGCAGCTGGATAAACTCCGCCGGATGAACTTCGGCAGTCGTTCCGAAAAAGTCTCCCGCCGTATCGCACAAATGGAAGCCGATCTGAACCGGCTTCAGAAAGAGAGCGATACGCTGACTGGTAGGGTGTATGACCCGGCTGTACAGCGTCCGTTGCGTCAGACCCGCACCCGTAAGCCGTTCCCTGAATCACTACCCCGTGACGAAAAGCGACTGTTGCCTGCGGCGCCGTGCTGCCCGAACTGCGGCGGTTCACTGAGCTATCTGGGCGAGGATACCGCCGAACAGCTGGAGTTGATGCGTAGTGCCTTCCGGGTTATCCGGACGGTACGGGAAAAACATGCCTGTACTCAGTGCGATGCCATCGTGCAGGCACCTGCACCTTCGCGGCCCATCGAGCGGGGTATCGCCGGACCGGGGCTGCTGGCCCGCGTGCTGACCTCGAAGTATGCAGAGCACACCCCGCTGTATCGCCAGTCAGAAATATACGGCCGGCAAGGTGTGGAGCTGAGCCGTTCACTGCTGTCGGGCTGGGTGGATGCATGCTGCCGGCTGCTGTCTCCGCTGGAAGAGGCGCTTCATGGCTATGTCATGACTGACGGCAAACTCCATGCCGATGATACCCCGGTCCAGGTACTGCTGCCGGGTAATAAGAGGACGAAGACCGGACGGTTGTGGGCGTATGTTCGTGATGACCGCAATGCCGGGTCAGCGTTGGCACCTGCAGTGTGGTTCGCTTACAGCCCGGACAGAAAAGGCATCCATCCGCAGACTCATCTTGCCTGCTTCAGCGGTGTGCTGCAAGCGGATGCGTACGCCGGGTTCAACGAGCTGTATCGCAATGGTGGGATAACGGAAGCTGCCTGCTGGGCTCATGCCCGCCGAAAGATCCACGATGTGCACGTCCGCATCCCGTCAGCACTGACGGAAGAAGCCCTGGAGCAGATCGGTCAGTTGTACGCCATAGAGGCGGATATAAGGGGAATGCCGGCAGAGCAGCGGCTTGCTGAACGTCAGCGAAAAACGAAACCGCTGTTGAAATCCCTGGAAAGCTGGTTGCGTGAAAAGATGAAAACCCTGTCGCGACACTCAGAACTGGCGAAAGCGTTCGCATACGCCCTGAACCAGTGGCCGGCGCTGACGTACTATGCAGATGATGGCTGGGCTGAGGCGGACAATAACATCGCTGAAAATGCGTTGCGGATGGTCAGTCTGGGCCGCAAAAACTACCTGTTCTTCGGTTCGGATCATGGAGGAGAGCGGGGAGCGCTGCTGTACAGCCTGATCGGGACGTGCAAACTGAACGGAGTGGAGCCAGAAAGCTACCTCCGCTATGTCCTTGACGTCATAGCCGACTGGCCGATAAACCGGGTCGGCGAACTGCTCCCCTGGCGCGTAGCACTGCCGACTGAATAACACATCCCCGTCAATACGGTTCTTGCTGCACGCTTACGGCAAGGAGAAGTCGTGTTTGATTTTAGCAAACTGATTCGGGAGATTCGAGTTATGGCTGAAAAATTATCCACCTGGAAGTTTTTGCTTATTTGGTTGGTCTTTCTGATTCTGGCGTCTGGTTATTTTGTTGGCCAGATCCGATGGTGGTGAGGGCACGATGAGAACATGGGGCCGCGTCACCGACGCGAACGGCAACAAAAAATGGGTTGCAGTAGAATCTGACGCCAACGGTGATTTCTCCTACGGCTGGCTGACGACGCTCATTCAGACGTTAAAGCTGGGATTGGGGGAGTCGCCGTTTTACGCGAATTACGGTATTCCTGCGCAGCAGTGCATCGTGCAGCAGATTTACCCGGACTACTATGTGAACATGGTTCAGCAACAGTTTGCCGGCTATTTTGCATCATTGGCAATTTCAAAGGTAGATGGAGCAGATAACCCCACCTATAACATCGATGTTGTGTTTTTTAATGGGACCAGTTACCGGACGCAGGTGCCGGTATGAATCACAGTTTTATGATAAAACTTTTACCTTGGTTTGGAGTGCTGTAGAGAGATATTTTAGGGGGACGAGTAATTTTCTAAGCTGGAGCATATTGACATATATTATTTCGGATTTGCAAAATACAGATTGTAACCATGGAGGAGACAAGCATGGAAAATTTTGCAAATAAGTTAAAAATACACACAGAGCATGTTGCAAAAATGGGGGTGTTTTGTACAACTGAAGAAACGACAAAACAAGCACTCATTATGCCATTACTAGATATTCTTGGTTTTACTCCGTATGATCCAAGAAAAGTCAAAGCTGAGTATAGTGCTGACTTCCCCGGGGTTAAGGCTAATGAACGGGTTGATTACGCTTTATTTTGTCATGATGTTCCTGTGATGTTCATTGAGGCGAAATCGTTTTCAGAACAAATTGATAATCACTGCCCACAGCTATCAAGATATTTTAATTCAACACCGGAAGTTACTATATCAGCCATTACAAATGGTGTTGAATGGCGTTTTTTTACGGATTTGAAACAAAAAAACATAATGGATTCAACGCCGTTTTTAAAATTAAGAATGGATTCTCTAACTCACTCCGATATTACACAATTATTTCGTTTTCGTTATGATAAATTCAAACCAGAGGCTTTACGGACACTGGCTGAAGAAAGTGTTTATTTGAATTCATTTACTAAAACAATCAGTTCTAGTCTTCGTGAAGTTGATCTGGAGTTTGTTCGATATGTTGCTAGTCGTTCAAATATTGAGAGGCAACTTAATCAGAGATTTCTTGAGTTCGTGACTCCATTAGTTAAACAGGCCGTTGAGCGCGCTGTTAGCGCAATGGTGGTTTCCGGGCTATCTACACAACCGGTAGAGCAAACTAAAGAAAATGATGCAACGGATACACAAGTTAATAACGCCATTGTTGATGAAGAAAACCCCAACATAATAACCACAGCCAAAGAATTGGAGCTATTTGAAAGGGTAAAACAAATCATACAAACAGAAGATAATATAGAATATAAAGATACTGAGTCATATTTCGGTGTACTATTGAATGGTAAAACTAATAGATGGCTGTTAAGATTTTATGATAAAAAATCTTCATTTATAACTTTACCTATTTCGCTTAGTGAAGTTCAGTTGAATGAAATAAGACGAGCTCGACTTGATACGGATGGTAAAAGGATACATATAACTAATCCGGAAGATATACTTCGCATATCTGGTTTGATTCTGGATTCATACGAGTATGTTAAAAATGATGATAATTTCCGCCGAGGGTCCAGAGTGAGCAGTTTAGAAGAGGTTGAATAAGTAAAAAACCCGCGAAAGCGGGTTTTTTAATGGAGTAAATATGTCAGAAATACCAATTACTATGACCAGTGCGGGTGCGCAGCCTACGCCACCCAATGATTTGCTCGCGAATCTTATCACTAGAGTTGCTGAAAAAGTACCTGGATATACAGCCAACCTTCCGGCGGGGCTTATTACAGACCTTGCCAGCACGGCTGTCGGGGCGCTGGCATTAATAGACCAGGCGCGGGTGGACCTTATTAACTCCGTAAGCCCATACGGCGCGAATATTCCGTTACTGATGCAACTCGGAAACATATATGGAGCACAGAAGGGATTAAGTACAAATACGGCGGTATACGTGGTGTTTGAGGCGTTGCCGGGGTTTGGTATCCCTAAAGGATTTGTTGTCGGTGACGGCAACTACCAGTATGCGGTTTCCCGCGATACCGTGGTACCGGAAAACGGGCAGACTGAGCCAGTCTACTGTGTGGCCACAACGTCAGGCTCATGGGCTGTACCGGAAGGGACCGTGACGCAGGTCATTACCTCAGTACCCAAAGACCAGCCTGTAAAATGCACCAACTTTACCGCAGGAATGCCCGGTCAGGAGGCGCAAACGTGGGCATCTTACCGCGCCGAAGTCATGGAGTCCGGCATGTTTGGTGTGCAAGGAACACCGGATTGCTTTAAAGCTATGCTCAAATCAGTAAGCGGTGTGCGAGAAAACCTGATTTCTTTCCGGCAGTCGTCGCTGGGGAAATGGGTTGCGGTTGTTGGTGGCGGTGATCCGTATGATGTGGCTTATGCGATTTACAAATCTGTACCGGATATTTCGAAACTGACCAACGATGTAAGCAATCCATCCGGTGCGGCAGTGGAAAAACGCACGGTTTCAATAACCGTTTCGCCGGACGTTTATCAGGTGCCTTTCGTTATCCCGTCATCACAAAACGTCATGGTGCTAATCACCTGGAACACGGTGTCTGATGATTATGTTGATCCGGCGGGTATTGCTATGGCTGTGCAGCAAAACGTTGCTGATTACATCAATTCAATTGAAGTCGGACACCCGATAAATCTTCTGCGTATCCAGGATATTTTTACCAGTTCTGTCAGGTTGCTGGTTGATGCGACGTTGATCTCAACAATCAGTGTGAGCATTGGTATTAACGGTCATATTGTTCTTCCGGCGAAAGACACAAGCCTGGTTTATGGCGATACCTATTCCTATTTTTCAACGGTGGCATCACAGGTTCAGGTCAACAAGTATGCAATATCTGACTGAGAAAATTCTCCCTGCTTATCCATTTGCGCAGTACAGAGATGATCCGAATGTTGTTGCGTTCTTTGATGCATACAATGAAATTGCTCAGGAATACCTCGATTCATTCAACAATCTGGCATTGCCATGCTGGACATCGGAATCAATAACCGGGCAATTACTGGACTGGATTGCACTCGGGATTTATGGCGTTGAAAGGCCTTTACTACAGGTTTCCGAGGAGGCTATTGCACGCGGCGCATACGATACCATTGAATACAATACGATCCCGTATGCAGCAATGCGGAATTATGTTCCGGGGCAGGCATCGTATGTACCTGATGATTATTTCAAACGAATATTAACGTGGAATTTTTATAAGGCTGACGGTTCGCATTTCTGCATTGACTGGTTAAAGCGCCGTGTGGCGCGGTTCATTCATGGGAAAAACGGAATAGACCCGCCGTTGCAGCACACTTTTGATGTGAGCGTGACTGTATCGGACAGTGTTTTTTCTATTCAGATACCAGAATATGGTGATGGTATAGGCTATTTTCTGAAAGATGCCATTGACCAGAAATATGTAAAACTCCCTTTTATTTATTCCTATGCAACAACGGTGATTCAAAAATGATTCTTGGATTCGGCAATAATGTTGTTTCAGCACTGGCTGGTGATATTACGACGATTCAGACTGATATTCCGGTGATGCCGGGCACGGGAGCTAAATTTGCAAAATTGCTTTCTGCCGATTTTGAAAATAAATCGAACGGGCAACGCGTCTATGCAAAAATTACGCTTACCGATAATAAAGAGTCAGCGTTTGAGATTTGTCACCTGGTATCGGTAAGCGGTGATGTGCTGAAAGTCATTCGTGGGCAGGAAGGAACAACCGCGAAAGGTTGGTCCCTTAATGACGTTGTGGCTAACTTTGCCACACGTGGATCGGAAAACTATTTCGTACAGATAGCGCAGCTTCAGAGCGGTCATTATATTGCGGGTGTTGCTGGCGGCACTGCAAATGCACTGACGCTGGAACTTCCCGCGACGTTTTTTGTTAATGGAGGCTCGGACTGGACGCTACGAACCCCGATTATCGTTTTCCCCGTTCAGAACAATACCAACGCTGCAACGCTGCAATTAACACTGGGTGGAAGGGTTCTTGGTACGTTCCCGCTTTATAAGGGGAACAAGTCCGGGCTGGTAGCGAACGATATCATTAAAGGTATTCCTTTGATTTGCCTTCTTGATAGCGAGAAAAGCTATTTCAGTGTGATAAACCCTGGAAATATCTATTCAGATTTTGATCTGCGATATGTAAAAAAATCTGGTGATTTGATGACCGGGGAACTGAAAATCCGTGGTGTTAATGCGCTGAGGATTTTCAACGAAGCCTTTGGTCTGATTTTTCGTCGTTCGGAAGAGTGCCTGCACCTTATCCCTACCAGTGAAGGTCAGGGCGAGAATGGCGATATTGGTCCACTTCGACCGTTCACTATTAATCTGCGGACGGGTGAAATATCCATGTCGCATAAAGTGTCTGTTGGCGGCGGTTCTCAGGTCAATGGTGCGCTGGGTATCGGTGTTCAGAACGCGCTGGGCGGAAACTCAATTGCTTTCGGGGATAACGATACCGGCCTGAAACAGAATGGTGATGGCCTGCTGGATGTTTATGCCAATAGCGTGCATGTGTTGCGTTTTCAGAGTGGCAGTATCCAGAGTAATAAAGCTGTAAACGTTACAGGACGGGTAACACCGTCAGACTACGGAAACTTTGATGCCCGTTACCAGACCAAAACAGGCGGCGTGCAGGATGTGCGTTATGGTTCCGAAATGTATTACAACCCGGGAGGTAACCAGATATCCTGGACATTTCGCTCACCTTCAGGCCACGGGTTATCCGGTATTAATGTTCAGGAAACCGGAAGTAATTCGGCAGATAACATCGGCGGCGTGTATTACCGACCGCTTCAGAAACTGATTAACGGTACCTGGTATAACGTGGCGAGTGTTTAACAATGTTGCATTTAAAAAATATTACTGCGGGTAACCCGAAAACCGCGGAACAATATCAGCTGACAAAACAATATGGTATCACCTGGCTTTTTTCGGAAGACGGCAAAAACTGGTATGAAGAACAGAAGAATTTCGCCAGCGACACAATAAAAATAGCTTACACCGGAGACGGGCGCGTGGTGTGGGTCGGTAAGAATGTGACAGGCATTGAACCCCGTAACGCCAGTGTTATTGAAGTTCCTGATATTACCGCTAACCGCCGTATTACCGTGCCTGGTTACTGGTTTTACCGAAATGATGAATTTGTTTTCGACTACAAACTTAAAGCGGAAGATGAGCGTGATGCCCTCTTAAAACAGGTCAGCATCATGACCAGCGACTGGGAAAAAGACCTGCTGCTGGGATTAATCAGCGACGAAGACAGGGAGAAGCTGAAAGCGTACCGCATTTACGTGAAATCGCTGCAGGCGATGGATTTCAGCACCATCGCTGATAAAACCTCATATAACGCCATTGAATGGCCCGTCTCTCCGGAAGCCTCTTCCTGATTTAATTTATCGCGAGAAAAACTATGTCTGTAGTGATATCAGGTGCGCTGATTGATGGCGCAGGCATCCCCATGTCCGGATGCCATATTATTCTGAAATCCCGGGTAAACACCTCAGAAGTGGTGATGCGCACAGTTGCCGACGTGGTGACAGGAAACTGTGGCGAGTACTGTTTTAAGGCGCAGACCGGAAAATATTGCGTATATCTGAAACAGGACTGGCGCGACGAGTACTATGTTGGCGACATTGCTGTATACGACGACTCAAAGCCCGGCACGCTGAACGACTTTCTGACTGCCCTTGATGAAGGCGATTTAAAGCCGGATGTAGTGAAACGATTTGAGGAAATGGTGGTGCAGGCACAGCAGAGTGCTGAAATCGCAGCATCATGTGCAGAACAGGCAGGGCAAATATTAAATAACATCCAGGAGGTTGCAGGGCAGCTTTCCACAGTACGCTTCGAAAATTTTAACGATATTAGCAGGCGGTGTACGACAGCCATGCTGAAGCTGGAACAACCCGAGGTTGTTAATACATCAATATCTTTAAAAATAAAAGAAAATATCGATTTTAATTATGTCGGTGCAGTTAACGGATATTGCGATATTCCTGAACCTGAAAAGTATAAAGTCGAAATGTATGCTTATACAACTGGAGAGTATTTTAACGGCGACGCTAATTTGAATAGTGAAGGAACTTTCTATTTCAGACGTTGCTGGACGGGAGCAAAACAGTTTCGTCTTATTCGGATTGAGGATAATGCGTGGATCACAACGCTGGAATTTCCGCTGCTCATTCGTAGTTACTGGATGCCAGAGGACGCAGATCCTGACGTGATCAGGGTGATGAAAGACCGATGTTACACGTATGACCAGGCGCTGGCAGCACTGGCGTTGATGGTTCAGCGACATGAAGCTGTGGAAAGATACGTTTCAGGTTTGTGTGCACTTGTTGATGAAAACGGCGGGGTGAAATTTTTTGTTAACAGGCTGTCGGCCATGTCTTCGCGCGCCTATTATCGACTGGGCAATGCGGCATGGGTTTACTATGCCCTTGCGTTCTATCTGGAGAAATACCCGGACGGAGCACAGGTAAATATTGTTCGGGCAAAGTTGTTATCTGGCATCAGCTGGCTGGATTCTTTCCTGGTAACCGCCCCTGGTGATTTACGTGAAGGCCTGTATAAAGGCGGCCTTGGTCGTTATGTAAATGGCGAATTTGACGCCAGTTTCGTTGCCGAATGGTGCGCACTGGAGCATAACGTTGATATCTGGTTTTTGTTTGAACTGATGGGGAGACTGGAATTTGACGGCTTCATTCAACGCGCCGATGCGCTGGCAAAAAGTATCATCAGGGGGTTCTGGATGGAAGAGGAAGGCCGGTTCCGGCAGGGAGTACACCCAACCAGTTATGATAACGCGGCGGCTCTTGATCAATCGTCATGGGGCGGGCTGTTTGTAGCGAATATAGACATGGCTAAAGCTGTACGTTGTCGTAAGTATATGGGGCGTTTCTTTTTTGGCACCCGCGAAGCCACGGGTTACACACCTTACCACCCCGATTATGGATACAGTGGTCACAGTCGAGGTGTATGGGTGGAAGGGACCGCAGGAGTGGCACTTTTTGAGAGAAAGCTTGGAAACGAGGTTACAGCAGTGAATCTCATTGCAGCAATGGCACCGCTTCGTGATGAATACGGCTATCGTGATTCATGCGATGACCCGGCATATGATGTGCTCCCACCCTGGCCATCAACAACAAACACGGCGTGGGTAATCCTGACAGTAAAACCTGATAATTTTTGGCTGGTAGATTCACCGATCATGGACGTTGGCATGATTCGATACTGA